TGGATGATCGCAGCGGTGGATGCGCCACGGGCTGCAGCCGCTTGGTTCAAGAGCTCTTTCTGACCGTTCAGCGTCTGGATCTCTCGTTCTGTTTCATTAGCGCGACGGATCAGCTCATTGGCGTACGCCGGATTACCGGCAACCCTCGCCGCTTCTGCTGATTTCAACAGATCAGCTTTGTACTTGGATGCCTGAATCGACGCGAGTTCAAGCCGTGTTTTGACCTCGGTCAGGGTCTTTGTTTGGCCTTTGTCCAGCTGCTGTCCTGACGGCAGATTGTTCAGCTCTTTCGTCAGCTTCGCAGCGCCATTACTGGCCGCCGCGCTCTCGTTTCGAATTCGACCAAAGACGACGTTCACCTCGTCCAGTCGCTGATTCTCCTGGGCCGTGTCAAACAAATCCTTGAGGCCTTGTCCGAGTCTCTTGATGTTGTCAATGCCGGCCGCGATCGGCAAAAAGAGTGGGTTCTTTGCCAGCTCGGTCAATGCCGTCTTGACCAGCCCGGCAAGCCCAGGAATCGGCACAAGTGCCCCTGCCAGCTCAGCTGTTCCAGATGCAGCGTCCTGCATGAACCGATTGAACGGTCCACCGATAGCAGTCGTGTCTGTCAGCGTCAGATTGGCCTTTTTCATTGAGGCCTCAAACTCCTCAATCGCCTGCCGGCCGATCTCCGTCTCCTTCCACGCCTTCTGCATTGCCAGGTTGTAACCGCCCACGGCTCCAACCACCGCACCCAGAGCGGCAACCACGGCCCCCAGTGCCACCGTCACCGTGCCAATGGCCAGTCCGGACAGCGCTGCACCAAGGCCACGGAATGCACCGCTGGCGGTGAAAGCTCCCTGCGTCATGCCACCTTGCAGCACAAGGGCCAATCCCGTCAGCCCCTTCTCTGCTTCCTTGGACTTGGCGGCGGCCATGAACAGATCCCGCCCCCACTTGTCCGCGCTCTTGCCGCTGTTCATCAGCGCAGCACTCAGGCCCTGCTGCAGCGACTGGGCCAGGGCGCCGATCGATGCGACGCCTTGGCCCGAGCCACCCTTGATCGCGCCGATCAGTCCGGTGAATGCCTGCGCAGCGCCGGCCGTCACCTCCTGAGCCTTCAGGTTCCGCAGCCCTGCCGCCAGCTGCTGCAGACCCTGGATTGCGGGCCCCAGCTGGCCGTTGCGGACGGTGGCGGCAAAGGCGGCGAAGGCATCTTTGGCGCGGCCGAGGTCCGTGATCATCTCGGTGCGAATCACCCGCGTCAGCGCGCCAATCTCCGCCACGGCCGCCTGCACCGCCTCCTGCTTCATCGCCGCGGCAAACGCCTGCTGCGCGACCTTCGCCCCCACGTACGCCGCCGTGAGCAGGATCAGCGCCGCGGTGAGATCTTTCACCGGCCCGGGCAATGCAGCGATCGGCCCCAGCAGCAGGTTGGCCGCCTGGATGAACGGGTAGATGGCAGTGGCCAGCACCTTGCCGATCCCCAGCCCGATGGAATCCACCGTCCCGCCGAGCTGCTTCATGCTCAGCGAGAACGACTGCATCGCATCTCGAGCACGATCCGTGGCGCCCTTGCTGTTCGCCATCGTCTCGGTCAGCTTCGTGATCTCCGCCTCGCTCTGGTTCAGTACCGCGAGCCACTTGGCGCCGTCGTCCTCACCGCCGAACAGGTTTGCGGCGAGCCGGATCTTGCTCGCAGGGTTGAGCTTCTCAAACGCACCCTTGAGCGAGAGCAGCGTTTCCCGCATCGGCTTCAATGTGCCGTCGGTGTTGTAGATGTTGATGCCAAGGCCCTTCATCGCCTTGGCCGCCTCAGCCGCCTGGCCGGTGAGCTTGTTCACGCTCCCAGCGGTCTGGGGTGCGGCGCTGGCGAGCTTGGAGAAGCCGTTCCGCAGCGTGACGCCGGCCTCCTCTGCCGAGATGCCAGCGTTGGCAAACAGGCCCACCGCGGCGCCGAGATCCTCCACCGACACGCCAAGGATCCGCGCCACCGGGGAGGCGTACTTGAACGCGTTCCCCATCCCCTGCACGCTGGTGGCCGATGCGTTGGCGCCCTGCACCAGGGCATCCACCACCCGACTGGCATCGGAAGCCTGCAGGCCAAACCCCTTGAGCGAGGCCGACACCACCGAGCCCATCTCGGCGAACCCGGTCCCGGTGGCCTCAGCGCCGCGGACGATTGCCCCCAGGCTGCTGTTCACCTGGTCAACGGTCATGCCGCCGCGGATCAGTTCCGTCGCCAGCTCTGCCACCTCCATGCTGGTGCCGGCGGCCTCGATGCCGACCTGATCCACCGATCGCGAGAGCTTCTCGAAGCCGCCGGCCTCACCCGCCGCCGCGGCTGCCAGCTTCAGCTGTGCCTCCAGGTCCACGTAGCCGCTGACCAGCTGCTTGATGCCCTGGAACGCGCCGCCGATGGCACTGCCGAGGGCGTTGGTCATGGCGAACGCCAGGCCGCCGACGGCACCTTGCAGCAGCCCCGAGCTGCCGGCGAGGTCGCTGAAGCTCTTGGCCGATTTGTCCGTTGCCCCGTCCAGTCCGCGGAATGCCGAGACAAGCTGCCCCAGTGATGAGGCGTGTTCCTTCGTGACCTGGTGGGCCCGCCCCTCAGCGTCCAGCCAGTACTTGACGCCGTTGTAGGCGGTCTTGATTTCCTGTCCGGTGCGGGTGTATTCCTTCGTCAGCTCGCGGGTTGACTGCGCGGCTTTGTCCGCTCCCTTCGCTGCGCCGTTGAAGCCCTTCTGCAGCTCGTCTCCAATGCCGGCGGCAGCCTTGTCGGCCTCGGATCGGATCTTCTTGAAACCCTCGATGATCAGACGATCGTCAATCTGACCTGTAAGGACGAACGAACCGTCCGACATCTGCCGCCCCTAGCCCTGTCCTGCAGGGTTCCCCGCTCAGTCGTCGCTCCAGCGGGTTTCAAGCTCCGGGTTGCTCCAGCTGATCGCCAGCTGTGCCAGGCCCCCAAGGCCGTCCGGCGGAGTGTTGGGTGTCCAGGTGGCATCGGGCAGCAGCTGGGCGATGCGGCGCGCCACGGCATCCACCTGGTAGTCGCCGCCGGCGGATGGTGTCCACTGGGTGGCGTAGAGCTTGAACTGGCCGCCGATCGTCTCGCCGCCGGTCATGAAGCTCTCGGACTGTCCGGAGGGGAAACGGACGATGAGCACCTCGACGCCTTGGATCTTGAGCCCCGCGGGCCGTTCCTCGAGCGGCATGAGCACCGCCAGCGCCGGGACCGCGCTGGTAGCCCCGGGCAGGAGGTAGGTGCCCAGTAGCGGCGCCAGCGTGGCGTCATCCTCCAGCAGGTCGTAGATCGCCTGGGCGGTGGTGGGGAGGGTCATGCGACAACCTCAACGCCAGGCACAACCAGCATCCGTCCAGGCAGGGCAAAGCAACCCCAGATGCGGCAACGCGCCGTGCCCCACATGATGTCGCCGCTGGTCAGCCGAATCTCGGCGTCCTTGCTGTTGACCCATCCGAAGGGACCGATCCGGCCGTGGTCGCTGGTGATCTCCATGGGTGCTCGTCTCACGCCTCAGGATTCCCGCCGGGAACCCTGCCCTAACCCTTCGCCGTCGGCGCCGTGGAGCTCTCCCTAGGCCAGCAGTTCGAGCTGGAGCGCACCAGCCGCACCATCGACAACACCACCGACATCGCAGCACTCAGGCAGACCGCGAAGATGTTGTTGCACGCCTTCCTGGTTCAGCAGGCCGCCGCGCAGTGGGCCATGCGGCAGCAGCTGCCCACGCCGCCTTGGGATGATCCGTTGGCCTGAAGCGGTCGCACTCCTGAACGCGACTGCCAAAATAGGGGTGGCCGGCGAGCTGCGAACTCCCGACCGCGACCAACCTGCTACCCAGGCTGATGGATCAGATTTTAGAGCGGTGGCTTCCCATCGCAGGCTACGAAGGCCTCTATGAGGTCTCCGACCACGGGCGGGTGAGGAGCCTGGATCGGAAGCTCCCCTACGCCGACGGGAGGGTCTGCATCTGGAAAGGGCGGATCTTGCGGCAATCATTCAGCGCTGGTGTCTATCCCAAGGTTGCGCTGTCCAAGAATTGCCGGCAGGCCACACGCACGGTCCACAGGCTTGTCCTTGAGACATTCGTTGGGCCATGCCCTGATGGGATGGAGGGGTGTCACAACGACGGCGACCCGACAAACAACCATCTCTCAAATCTGCGATGGGACACGCCTCTCAGTAACTCTGACGACAAGATCCGCCATGGCACGACGGCCAAGGGCTCGCAGAGCGGCCCGGCGGTTCTCACCGAGGAGAGCGTGCTTTCAATTCGGGCGCGATACAGGAGAGATCCCAACAACGGCAGAAGCAATTCACTGAGTCTTGCCAATGAGTTTGGAGTGACGCGGGCGACCATCGTGACCGTTGTGGCCAGGCGCACTTGGAAGCACATCTGACATAAAAAAGCGCCCGCGAGGTCATGCCTGCGGGCGCTGATTGAGGCCAACGACTAATCAGGCGTTGTGCAGCACCAAGCCATAAGCGCCGTAGAATTTCCAGCTCGCGGTGAACTTCGCACTCGCGCCGGCAGAGTTGTCGGGGTTGTACGAATTGAAGCGCCCAAAGCCGAACACGGTTTCGTTGTATCCGCGGGGGCCGATCAGTGCGATCTTGCCCATCAGTCCCTGAGCCACGTTGCCCTTCTCCAGCAGTCGCATGATCTTGTACGCGGTGCTGTTGAAGTCAATTTTTCCAGCGATGTCCATGCTGGCGCTCTTCGACGTGACCTCAGGGATCTCGAAGCCCTGCGACGCATCATCCCAGTAGGTCTCCGATTCCTCGGATGTGTCGGAGGTGGGAGGAGCGGACTGGATGCCCAGCAGTCGGATGGGGTTCTCGGTGCCGTCGAGTTTGAGGTCCCGGCCACCAGTGGCAGTGCCGGCCGAAACGCTGGCGGAGGTGATGTTGGCGCCGGTCTTGGCGTAGCTCACCGTGGTGGCGGTAACGGCCGTCACGGTGTAGGTGCCGTTGAGGCTGGTGAAGGGGGTCAGCAGGCCGGCGACCACCAGGCGGCTGCCGACGGTGATGCCATGACCGGAGGCGATCGTCAGCGTTGCCACGTTGCTGGCGAGCGCAGCGTTGGTGACGGGATAGATGGCCTCGTCCAGGGTGATACCGTAGGTCTCGCCCAGGCCAGTGCCGTACTGAGTCACCTTGGCTTGCGCCGGCAGCAGGGTGGTGCGATCAATGAAGCCGCCCACAGCCAGGCCGGTTCCGGCATTCTCATGGGTGGAAATGTCCTCGATGTCCACATAGGTATCGAGCAGAGGGACCAAATAGAGCCCGTATGCGAAGTTCCTGGCCATGGTGCGGCACGTGAGGATGCCGCAGCGTTCCCAGCGCTTTAACCCATGGCGGGGAACTCTGCAGGGCACGCCTGCGATCTATGCCCGAACCCGGTCCGCTGCCCCGAGGGGTTGCCTATCGAGCGCACTCGCCGCGGTGGCCGTTTCAGGCGCGGGTGAGCATCCCGGGGGAGAAGCAGCGGGTGTCGCTGGGGTACTTCGCGAGCATCCTGGAGGCGGCCAGGGTGATCGCCCGGGCGGAGCGGCTCATCCAACGATGGGCAGCTCGGCCGTCGCGTCCGTGCAGAGAACTCCTTCCAGAACTTCGAGCTCTGGCAGCTGCAGCGAAACGCACCCGCCGTCGAGGTCGCTGAACTCCAGCAGCTGACCGGATGCCTCGGGCTCGGCCAGCAGGAACCCACACCAGCAGTCGCCGGACTGCCACGGGGCCAGGAGCATCGCCTGATCGTGAACCCAGGCGAGCATGGCCGGCGCCGGGGCGCCCTTGCCGGCCCGTTCGAGACGGTCGTCGGCCGCGAGGGCGAACGCCGGCAGCAGTGCCCGGCGCTGGAGCTCCATGAGCGCAGCACCGGCGGCGGACCATTCCCGCGGCGCGGCATCCTCGCCGTCCTCTCCATCCCCGGCGCTGTCGCGTGAGGCCCAGAAGGTGAAGTCGCTCAGCTCGAACGGCCGCCCGCGGCGCTTCGGGTCGCGGTTGGTCTCCGCGAACCACAGCGTCTGGTTGGCGGTGGTCAGCTCTTCGTTGTGGAGCCTTTCCCGTTCCCGCTCCGCCGCGTGGTCGAGGGCGTCGAGGATGTAGGAGATAGGGAGGGATCCGAATCGCTCAGGAGTGAAGTCTGGGTCTCCTGGGTAGGCGCTTCGGCATCGCCAGTAGATGCGTCCCCAGTCGGGTTCGGTGGCGGGTTTCCAGGATCCTGCTGCAACTTTCCCAGCTCTGCCTTCAGTTCCTCCAGCTGGCGAACGGCGGTGGTAGCAGCGCTGACGGAGCCACCGGAGGCTTCATCGCGGTAGAACATGGCGATGGCAGCGATCAGCTGTTCGCTGTCGAGCGCCTTGGTGTCGTCGTCGGTCCAGTCCCGGCAGCCGGTGAGGCGATGCTGGATCATCACCGTCGCCTGGCGGATGATAACGGCCTCGTTGTTGGCCTCCCGCCGGCGGTTGAGGGCCTGCAGCTCGGCGGTGTAGGCCAGAGCGATCTCTGCCTCAAGGGGTTGGAAAGTCGGGGTGCCTGAGATCGCCATGGCATCCATGGCGCCGACGGCAGCGAGGTAGACCTCGTGGAGCTCATGCGTTGCGAACTTCGGCTCGCGGTGGATCAGGACGGAGAGGTCAGCCACGGCCTTGAAGATCGCCTCGCTCTCGTCCACCTCCAGTGCTGAGAGGCGTTCGGGGATGGAGATGCTGCGCCGCCGGCGGAACTTCAGGATGCCGCGTTCCTCATCTCCGATCTGGTGGTACTGCTGAGTGGGCGCGACTTCGAAGGGAAGCGAGCGTGCCATGCGGCGGTGGTGGGTTACGGGTCAGGGTTCCCCGTGGCTCACCCCGCCTTGAACTTCGCCATCCACACCGCTGCAAAGCGCCGCCGCAGGTCGTAGACGGGGATCCCCTGGTAGGGGATCGTGCCGAGAACGGCAGCTGTCCATGGGCGCATGGGGAGGATCACCGGCGTGCGGCTGCGGTCCCCGTAGGGGTAGATCACGGCACCCTCATGCGTCGCAGTGGCATAGGGCGCGCTCCAGCGGAACTCCACTTCGAGGCCGTTGATCTTTGGGCCCGGGTTGGAGCCCTTGAGGTTGGAGGAGTCGACGATGTTTCGAGGGCCACCGGTGATCGGCCCACCGGAGCGGTAGGTGGTGCGATCGGGCCACGGCCATGCCTTGCTGCCGATCGCATCCTGAAACCGCCCATTGAGCTCCGCGAACACCGCTTTCGCCGCCTGCTCGCTGGCCTTCCGGGCCTTGGCCTCCAGGTTGATGTTGAAGGTCGCCTTGAACGTCATGGGATGCGGAACATGCCCGAGATCTGCTCACCGGCGATGGCCGTGACCTGCAGACCGATTCCGCCGGGTCCGTAGGGGCTGCCGAGCTGGTTGATGACGAGGGTGCCGATCTCCGCCCGATCAGTGGCCGGCAGGTCAGCGATGCTCACCAGTGCCGCCTGCAGCTCGTCCTGGCCGGCGGTGAGCCCCTCGGGTCGGAGGCCGGTGTCGTCCCACGTCCAGCTGGTGCCGGCATCCAGCCAGTCGGCGCCGTTGGGAAGGGTCGCCCAGCGGGTGATGTAGCCCGAGAGGCTGCGGGACTGGCCGCCGAGTGCGGTGCTCTCACCGCGGCTGTCGCCGCTGGCCTTGCCCTTCTGCCCAGCGTCGCTGGCCGGCTCGATGAAGGCCTCGATCACGACGGTGGTGGTGGCTGCGGGCCTGGTGCCGTTCCGGAGGCTGGTGAGCGCTGCAGTGGGCTTCTGCCAGGCCAGCCGGGCGTTGGCGAACGGTGCAAAGGGCGTCGCCATGGCTCAGCTGCGCTCCAGGGCGAAGGATCCGTCTCCGGCGCTGCCCAGCTGCTCAATCCCGAGGGCCGTCAGCACGCGGGACTTCAAGTCGGCCATACGTCCGGCGGCCTGCCCGACGGCCGTCCCAGCTGGTCCTTCGCCCGCCTCGTAGCGGACCTTGAGGAAGCTCTCGGTGTCCCAGTTGAGCGGCCCGGCGGCCTTGAGCAAGTCGTCTCGGGTGGGGGATAACCCGGGCCGCAGGCCTTCGTAGCTCTTCACGGCCCCGAGGTGTGCCGTCTGGTCCGCCACCTGGTCCGCGTAGTCCTGTGCGAGGGTCTCGATCTCGTCGATCCACGTCTTCACCTGCGTCACGGTCGGCGGGCTCACTTCGGCCACGCTGTTCATCTGCACCGTGAGCCCCTCGATCGCCATCTGGCTGGCGGGGAGGTTGGCGTAGCCGCGGATCAGCTCACGGTCGTTGCGTGTGGCCGTCTGGCGCCAGAGGGGGTCAAGGGTTGGCAGGGCCATCTGGCGGCGCGGCGGGGCTCACGCTGCAGGGTTCCCCAGAAGGTCAGCCCTTGCGGTTGCGGCGCCGCTTCTTCGGCGGGCCCTGCGTGTTCCTGGGGCCCGGACGGAGGTTGTTCTTCGCGGCCTTGGGCTTGCCAGGGCCGGTGCCGGCCATCTGGTTGCCGTAGATCTCCTGCGCCCGGCGTGCGGGCTTGCTGCCGCGGGCTGCAGCCTCTGCGGCGCGGGCTGCACGGCGGCGGATGGCCTTCATGCCAGGGCCGCTGCCGACAGTGCTCAGCTCGATGCGGGCGATCTCCCCGTCGATGCCCTTCTTGCTGCGATCGGCGATGCTGCGGGCGTTGGAGCGCTCCAGCTTGCGATTCATCCGATCGATGCTTGGCTTGGCCTTCTTGACCGCCCGCGAGAGCCTCTTGGTCTCGTTCACCATGTCCTTCATGGTGCGGTCGATCTGGCGGTCGATCTGGTTGAACTTGCCGTCGGGAGTGGCGGGGTTGTAGCGGCGGATGGAATTGCGCGGGCCGGGTCTGCCGGTGGGGCGGATGCCGTTGGAGGGGCTCTGCTGCTGGGCGGCACCACCACGACGCTTCCGCACTACTCCGGGCCCCTTGATCCCGCCGGCGACGCTGCGGCGGTTCTCCTGGCGGGACTGGCTGAGCTTCTTGGTGGCCCTAGTGACAGCACCCTTCTGCGCGGCCGATGCGTTGGTGGCGAGCTTCTTGCGGCTGCGGGAGAGGCTGGACCGCGCCGCCAGGGTGCCGCCGGTGGCCTTGGGCTTGGCCTTTCGACCTCCTCCGCCGCCACCGGAACCACCGCCAGAGGCAAACCTGCCCCGGGCGTCGCGCGCCTGCTGCCGTCTCGCCGCCACCTATCCGTCCCTGCTGTCAGCAGGGTTCCCGCAGCCGCTCGCCGAGCACGTTGGCAAGCCAGAACCGCCCTTGAGGGTCCAGGCTGCGGCTGAGGATCGAGGTGATCCGCAGCCCATCGGCCTCGGGCAGCTCGGTGGCAACCCGGCGGAGACCAATCCGGGTCGCCTCGCCGTCGCGGAGCATGACGGCGACCCGGAGGCCGAGGAATAGGGGAAGGGCTGGGGGCATCTCAGCCATGATCGCAGTCACGACTGAGACTGCTCACCGGCGGGCCGGTGCTTGATCACCAGCACCTCATCGATCTGGGGTTCACCGGCCTTGGGCTTGAGGCGCCGGCCGACGGCGACGATCGCGGCCTTGTACTCGGGGCTCGCCATGCTGCTGGGGTGGGTTACACCGGCAGGGTTCCCCGCCCGTCAGAACCTCACCACCGGCTGCACCGTCTCCTTCCGGTCCGGCTGGCGGTAGCGCTCGGATGGCGTGACCTGGCGGAGGGCCTTGGCGAGCTCGGCGCGTGTGCGGGCCTCGTCCCAGCCCTTCGCCGCTTGGAGCTCTGCCATGGCCTGCTGCTGGGAGTTGCGCCAGTAGTCGGCCTCCAGCAACTCGGCCCGGGCCTCGGGGTCCTTCTCGATCACCGCCTCATCCATGACGGCGCTCAAACTGCACCGGCATCTCGGGTGAGCCGTGCCCGTCACCTCGTCCACCCGGTAGATCTGCCCGTGGCGGGCGGCGCAGAGCGGACAGGTGCGCTCGTCCTTGGTGGCGATCCAGCGGACGTAGCCGAACCCTGAGCCCTTGGCGGTGCGGCGCTGGGCCTCGACGTAGGCGTTGGCCAGCTCGCTGCGGGCGATGAGCTCGGCGCGCTGCTTCAGGCCCAGGCGCTGGGTGATGCCGTTGGGGTCAGTGGAGCCCTGCAGGGCCTTCCTGATCTCCTTCTCGATGGACTTGAACCCCCGGCCACGGGCGGCGCCGTCGGTGACGATCTGGGTCACCTCATTGCGGAACTTCATCGTCTCGCCCTGGATGTAGGCGGTCGAGATCTGCGATGCCGACCACACGGCCACCGCATTGGGCGCCCCGAACCCGCTGGAGATCGCCCCGGTGACGGTCTGCTGCAGCTGGCCGGAGAGGTTGCCGCCGAGGGCCATTGCCTCCGCCAGGTCGTCCTGGAACTGGATCTGCCAGCGACGGATCTCGTCATCGCTCATGAACGCCTGCGCGGCATCCACCAAGGACTGGAACCGTGAAGCGGTCTCGGCGATGCTGTAGGCGTTGGGCCGGCCGCCGCTGGCTGCGAACTGCGTCGGGTCGAGGTACGGCCGGTAGTAGCGGCGGAGATCCGCCAGGAGGGTGTTGAGTGCCCGGCGGAGCGCGGCGTCGGTGTTGGCGACGGCGCGGTCGGCGATCTTGTCCAGGGCCTCGGCGTAGTCGTTGACGAGGCGTTGTTCCTCGGGGGCGGCCATCAGGCAGGCATCCCATCCACCAGGTCATTCACCCCCGGCGTCGGCGCAACGTCTGCCGCGGCTTCCGCCTCTTCCTGCTGCAGGGCGTCTACCTCCTGCTTCACCGTCCGGCTGGGGGGCAGCAAGCCGGCCTTCTTCTCCAGCTCCACGACGGACTCCCGGGTGAGCAGGCTGGAGTTGTAGAGCTCCTGCGCCAGGCGCACCTGATCCACACCGACGGGCTGATCGAATACACCGGAGTCGAGGTTGATGCCGGCGCCGGGTTTGATCGCCTCGCCGGTGAACTGACCCCAGATCTCAAACAGCGACTGCATGGCGCTGCTCTTGCCCTCAGCCATGCTCGAGAGGGTCGCCTGCAGCTGGGCGGACTCCAGCATGCTCTGCGTCGCGGTCTTCTGCGCGTCGCCGCTGAACAGGAACGAGAGAGTCTGCCGATCGATCAGCGTCTCGATGTGCCGGAGATGCTCCACGTGCTGCGCCAGGCTGCCGCCGGCGACCTCGGCGAAGCTGAACTCACCGTCCTTGGGCAGGTCGATCCCGCTGTTGGGGCCCAGCGTCATCGGCGGAGTGCTGCCGCCCGGCCCCATGCCAAACATTCCTTTGCGCACCGGCACCGGCATCGCCGTCCGGTGAAGCAATTCCTTGAGGTCGCTGTACTCCCTGAACCAGTCGAGCGTGAGGTTCGCCAGCGACAGCAGCGGCAGCATCCCGCGGCCGAACCCGCTGCGGTTGCTCGAGTACCAGCAGACCGGCGGGCGGGTGAGGGCTTGGCCGGAGGCTGACACGAAGGTGCCCTCCATCGGCTTGCCGTCATCGCCGGCGACCGTCTCCATCTGCCACTCGCCGTTGGCATCCTTGAGCCGCACGACGCGCCAGTCACCGCCGCGCATCAGGCGGTAGCGGGGCTCCAGCTTCACCCCGTAGTCGCCGTCCTCGGTCTCGGCCCATTCGAGGATCGCCAGTGCGGTGCAGACCTCGCGGCCGTTCTCGCGAGTGGTGCGCCAGTTGACGAGGTTGCGGCGTTCGACCCGCGCCAGGTGTGGCCTGCGGCCGGAGGCAATCTCGTCCGCGCGGCTGGCGGCTCGGCCGGGGGGCATGTCGACGGTCAGCAGACAGCCGCCATCCCTCAAAGTGAGGGCATCAGCGACCATCCAGAACGCCTTGAGGCTGTTGGCGTCGCTATCAATTGCCGCCTGGTAGGTCTGCACCAGGGGCGGCGGATCCCGCAGCTCGAAGCGGGACAGGGCACCGGCGTAGGCGACGATCGCATCGCGGTAGAAGCTGGCGTAGCTGCTGCGCTGCAGCCGGGCCTCATAGGCCTTCCTGGGTTCCTTCGGCTCTCTCGGGAGATGCTTCTCCTTGTTGGCGCGGAGGAGATCCCAGCAGTCGGAGACCAGTTCCAGCTCTGCTGTGACATCCGCCAGCGCTGGATGCACGAACGAGGGGAGCTTCGGGTCCTGGACCGGGTGCGAGATTCTCTGTTGCACGACCCCGGCGCCTTCCGCTGCTATGCGTCAGGGTTCCCCGCTGGTATCAGGCCCAAACTCCATCGCGAACAGCCCCAACTGCTCGCTCCCGCTGGTGAGCTCCGCCGCCGAGGGGGACTGCCGAACCTTCCGCCGCGGGGCCCGCGGGACGGCATGACCGCCGACGATCACATCGAACCCCAGCGGCTGCGTCTGCACCCCTCCCAACGGCTGCACCGTGCCACAGGGGCCCTTGCGGTCCCTGAGGATTGCCCGGAACTTGGCATCGTGCTGCTGCATCGGCCCTGACGGGTAGCTCTGCCGCCGCGGGTCTGCGATGTAGATCTGGATCATCTCCCGATCCGCCTTGTTCAGCCGCTTCGCCGCTTCCATCGCCAGGCTGATGCAGTCGTCAAAGCAGGCCCAGGCATCGTCGTCCTGCTCAGCGATCGATGCCGGGTCCACCAGCCGATCGCCCAGCGGCTCGGCGTCGAACTCCACCGTCCCGCGCATGCAGCCGAGGATCTCGTCCACCTCAGCGGCGGTGATGCTCTTGCCCTCAGCGATGATCTGCGCCGCAATGGCATCAGCGGCCAGGCCTGACTGCGACAGCCGCCGCACCTTCGGGCCCAGCTCGCGCCACTTGTGGGGGAACTTGATCGAGAACGACTTGTCCCGCACGAACTGCTTCATCGCGCCCTTGATGTAGGGCACCGCGATCGTGCTCAGCTTGTGCCCCCGGGCCGGGTCAAACAGCCGGCACGCCTTCAGCAGCCCCACCCATGCGGGCATCTCGAGCTCCGCCACCGGCATGCCGCAGGCCCTGGCGAACCGGTTTGCGGCATCCATCGCGAGCATGCGATTCTCGACCGCCAGCTGTTCCGAGATCTCGGTTGGCGGCGGGAACGATCCGAGATTCGGCTTCGGCTTGGCCTTCGGCTGCCGGGTTCGGCGTGGCGTTGCTGCAGCGGGCATCAGAAGTCCTCCTCGTCGGGATCCGGCGTCGCGTACAGGCCGGCGCTATGGCCCCAGGAGACGGTGCTCACGCGCATCGGGCCGGTGCCGGCGATGTAGTTGAGCGCCTGGGTCGTGCTGTCCACCATGTCGTCGTGGCCGTCCTTGCGCACGCCGAACGAGATCAGCTGCTGCTCGAACTTCGCCAGCCATGGCGCCACCGACGGGAACCACACCCGGCCGTCTCGGAACTGCAGGGTGCAGGCATTGGCCCGTGCCACCTTTCCGCCGAGCGGCTGCACCTCGCGGATGCTGAAGCCCAGCGCACCCTGCTTCAGGGTGTCGATCACCGCCGGGCCGTTGGCCTTGTCTTCCACCAGAAGCTCCTGCCACTGCCAGCGCAGCGCCAGGCTCTTCACCGTCTCCACGGTCTCGGTGAATCCCATGCGGCGATTCACCAGATCCAGCAGGTACATGCCGTCGGCGCACTGCCCCCAGACGGTAATGGCCACAAAATCCGTGGACTTCCCGTCCTTGAAGGTGGCATCCACCGACGCGAGGATCCGATTGAAGCCAGGCAGCTCGCCGCCAGCTTCGTAGTAGCGGAACCACTGCCGGTAGAAGATCGCCAGCTCGCCCAGGTTGACGACCTTCGCCAGGTACTCCTGCTCGAACAGCTCATCCCCAAGGGTGCGGCGTGCGGCCTCGATCTCGGACTCTGCAACCCGGCCGCCCTCCAGGGTGGTGAACCTGAAGCCGGCGCCATCGGGTTCTTCGCCCGTCTCGGCATCGGCCAGGGCGTCCGAGAACCAGTTCTCACCGGCAGGGGTGGAGATGAACCATGCCGGGCCCTGCTGGTCCGAGAGCGCCGGCCGCAGCACCATCGTCCAGGCGTCTTCCCGGACGTAGGCCGCCTCATCGATGACGCATCCGGAGAGGCTGACGCCGCGGAGCTTGTCGGGATCCTCTGCGCCCTTGAGACAGATCCTGCTGCCGTTCGCCAGCTCGACCCACAGCTCGCCCTCGTTCTTGCGGCTGAAGGCATTGGCCGGGACGATCTTCTTCAGCTCCTCCCACGCGATCTGCTTCGCCATCCGGTAGGTGGCGGTGACGTAGTAGAAAAGGCCGCCGGGCTGATCCATCGCCCAGGTGATGAGTCGTGTGAGCGCCAGGAAGGTCTTCCCGAAGCGGCGACCGGCCATGAGGTAGATGAACCGCTTGCCGGCGGTGTAGACCTGCGACTGCGGGTCGCTCAGTTGCTCTTCGAGCTTGTGATGGAGCGTCTCCACCGGCAGGCTGGCTGCCACCGGCACCGGCATCTCCAACACGCACCCACCGGCACGCCCCGCGAGGATGCTCATTGGCCGATCAACGCCACCTTGGCGGCGCCGTGGATGCAGCCCAGCACCACGGCCAGGTTGTTCTGCCGGCGTGCTTCCATCTCGAGGGTGCTGTAGCGGCTGAGCACCTCGGCCACCATCTGGGCCCGGTCGACTTCCTTCCAGTCGTCGTAGATCATCTGCCGCGCGCGCTGCATGTAGCGCGTCACCTGGCGAGACGAGACCTGCCAGTGTTTGGCGGCGTAGGCCTCACAGTCCGAGCGCTTGCCGC